CCTGGAAAAAGCTCCGGGGGGACTTTTGGCACAACTTTTCTGCTTTAAGACCCCTAAAGACCCTAAAGAAAGGAGCAACCGTCATGCCTATTCAAGGTAGAATTCTTTTGCTTCCGAAGGAAGGTGCTTACATCTTAGCCTATCTAGGCTGGATCTCCCAACCAGGAGACCAGATTTATGAGAGACTTGCTCTTAACAATGTCGAGTCACGTCTTGATACTGGTAACTATAGACCAGCGTCCCTGAATCCGCAAGGCGGAATCGACTGGGGCTGGGAGATGATGAACGACGTCAATGGTCCTTGGCCCTCCAAGCGCAAGACCAGTGACACCGACCCTAGGTACAGTACTCTTGATCCGTTCCAATGGCTTGATCCATTGTACGCATCATCCAAATCTTTGGAGTATGCCAGAGCTAATTCAACGAACCCGTTCCGCCCATGGGCTTATGGGTATCCCGGTGCGCCAAGGACTGCAGCAACTATTGGGCTGGCAGAGATGATCGCTGTGGTAGGGCCGAAGGAAGGAATCCTTGACCCAGTCAATTCTCCTTATTGGAGAATGAAGCAAGAAAGAATGAACGTTGGTCAGTTGCCAGAGCCACCTCTGCTCTACGTTACCAGACTGCCGCTTCCAGTGTTGAAGTATGGCGACTCCTACAAAGAAGGTCGAGTCAATCAGCTTCAGCGGATTCTCAAAGAGGACGGACGTTACCCAGGAGGACTAGACAACTACTTCGGTGCACGCACCAGAGGCGATCCACCGTACACTGGAGGAGTTAAGTCAGTTCAGAGAGATCTTCAACGATGGGGCGTCTGGGATGGGCCTATCGATGGAATCTACTCTGACAAACTGTTCGAGATCTGGGATGCAATGTTAGAGTTCGATTTCTATACCAGATGGTCATAATGAGTAGCAAAACACAACAAACAAAGGAATGACATGAGTCAATCAGACAGCGACAACGTTCTGCATCAGGATGCTCACGAGGGCGTCGTTGACGAACGCCTCGATGGCGTCGATGCAGAGAACACTGCGATTGCGACTCCGGCTTCGCCGGGTGCATCGTACGTCCAAGCGGAAGTGGTTGCGCTTCGCACAGCCATTGCTGCCATTCTCGTGGCTCTGAGGAGTAGCGGGATCATCCCAGACGCCTGATGATGTAGGTCGTAATACTAATCTAATAGACCGAACAGGAAGGAGAGGTAATGGACGAACATACACAAGGGGTCATGGTCGCCCTTCGACCAATCACAAGCGACTGGTCTACGCTCTCTCTTCCGCATCTTACTCTTGTCTATGCCGGCAAGAAGGGGGAGTTGAGACCAACAGACTTCAACTCCTTGGCCAAGAGCACGGCCTCTATCGCCATGGAGCATTCTACGATTCAACTGTACACAGATGGATTGGATGTCTTTGGTGTAGAAGGGGAAGAGGTTGAGGTAATCAAAGTCAGGGCTACGCCACAACTTATGCGTATGAGACAGAGCGTTGTGTCGTGGAATCAGTCTGACTGGCCGTACAACCCACACGTTACGATCGGCCCAAGAGGGTCATTCAAACTTGGGATGGAGATCCCACCAGCAATAGCATTCGATCGAGTCTTGCTCCAATGGGGGGAAGAAGAACTCAATTTCTGGCTTAAGCCATAACGTTATAGGAGAATTAGATGACCGTTCCAAAGTTTGTAGACATTCCTGGCCCATACCCAGTAAGAATTGATGCTAATAGCGTCGTCTGTCTTCGGGTAGAAGTTGGTGAACATGGGCATTTTTTGGTCATTCACACTGACAAAGGCTTCGCCGTTGCAGTATTACCACCAACAAACACGTCTATCGAAGAGTATTACACCGAAGTTCTAGCAGCCCTTTGGCCGCCAAAGACGAGCCGAGCAACGAAGTAAGGAGCCAAAATGAGTAGCGAAATCGTTGTCCACAAGGGGAGGACCAACGTTATCACAATTGGTCTTGGAATTGATGTCTCTGATGACACGATCACCAGCGAGATTCGCTCAGGACCAGACCAGAGTTCGGCATTGATCATGACGTGGGATGTTGAGTTTGCGACAGATGGCACTGATGGTGAGCTTGTGTTGACTATTGACAATACCATCACTGGCGATATTGAGGCAAGCAGTGGCTACATGGATCTCAAACGAGTGTCCGCAGGAGAGCCAATTCCCGTGTTCGACCGTCCGCTAGAGGTCACGTTCCAAGGGAGTGTCACGGTATGAGTGAAGCCACCGTTATTTCAAGAACTCAACGAATCGTCGTCAATCCAGCGTCGAACAGTGTGGCCATCATCAATGCCGGGCCACAAGGACCAGCAGGTCCGATTGGTACGTCGGATTTTGTGGAAGCCATTGCCACAGATGCTGAGACCATCGCAGGCACAGCAGACGACAAATTGGTCAGTCCAGAAGGTCTTCATGCTTACATCGATGATCTAGACCTATCTGGAGAGCCTGGCCCAGCGGGCCCAGCCGGAGCAGCAGGAGCAACTGGCCCAGCAGGAGCAACTGGCGCAGCAGGTCCTCCAGGTGCAGCAGGTCCAGTAGGAGATCCTGGTCCAGCAGGCGCAGCCGGTCCAGCTGGTGCAGCAGGTCCAGCGGGCCCAGCCGGAGCAGCAGGTCCAGAAGGACCAGCCGGTGCTCAAGGACCAGTAGGTACTTCTGACTTCTTGGCTGCTGTTGCTAGTAATGCAGAGGCTTTGGCTGGTGTCTCGAACACCAAACTCATGACTCCTCTAAGAGTTCAGGAGAAACTGATTGCGAGCGGTACAGCAGGCCCACCAGGGCCAGCGGGTCCTGCGGGCGCTACTGGGTCTTCTGACTTTCTGGAAGCGATAGCTGACGATGCCACAGCAATTGCTGGAGTTGCTGAAGATGAGCTCATCTCACCAGCAAATCTTCAAGCTGTGTTGGCTGGTCTTGGTCTAGGTAGCTCATTCGGATCGTTTCTTGGGTCATTTCCAACTGTCATGGCTCCAGACCCAGCAACAACCACTCAAGGGTTTTACTACTTCGATACTAGTTTGGGGTATCCAAGATGGTCGAACGGTTTGGTTTGGGTTGGTAGTGGTGCGACAGAGCCAGAAGAACCGCCTGATCCAGAAGATCCAGATGCCGGTTTGGAAATTACATTCACTCTTGCACCAACCGCAACATCTTTCGCACCGAAGATTTATCTTGTCACCGGGTCAACTGCATCAGCAATGTGGTTCGACTCGGCAGAAGCTGTCATTGCTACAGGGCTAACTCCAACCATTACACCACCTGCGGACAAATTGGTCACACTTAAAGTCTTTGATGCGGACGAAGAGTTGGCAATGTCTCAGATCGAAGTAATCAACCTTGGTTTCAACAACACCCAAGACAACGGACCAGAAACACCGTCTAGTACGTATAACTATGCGCCACAGCCTGTTATTGGCATCAGTAACATGTCTGGTCTTGGCGGTCTTAAGTACTTTCTGGCAGCAGATACACCTTTGACTGGCACACTCAACTTTACCGATCTTACATCTCTTATTGCTATCGAGTGCTTCGGCGCTGATATTGAGGACGTGCTCTTTGAGGGGACATCAATCAACCGTCTGTGTCTTGAAGGTAACCGGATTACAAACCTAGATCTTACTCCAATTGCTTCGACGATCAAGGATCTTCGTTGTGCTGTGGGTCAAGTTCCTGGTGTGGAGTTCCATTCAGACGTCGATTTACCAGAGTTGTGGCACTATTGTGTTCGTGACCAGGACGTTAATCTTCATATTCCTGGTTCACAGATGCCAGTTCTTGAGCAATATTGGGTGTATGGCACGAACATGCAGGACGTTGAGGTGACTGACCTTATTTCTGAGGACGCAAACTCTGTCAGAATGGGTAGTAACCCAATGTTTCCTCATGTGGTTGATCGTGTTCTTGCAAACTTAGTTGATCTTGGTCATGTTGGTGGTCTGTTTGAATCATCATATCCGTGTTCTCCAGCTGGTGAAGCAGATAAAACGACTCTAGACGTCACTCTTGGTTGGAGTGTTAGTGTCCCAGCTTCTGTTGCTATGTGGGATTACGAAGAGCCTACACATAATGCTTGGGTTGATGCCGACTTGACAGGATTCGCTGTCACAAAGGGCGTTACTTCAGGTGTATTGGCGTATACCAACAACTCATACGGAAGAATCATCATGCGTCCTGGCGCTCGTAGCGCTGGGCCTGTATATTTCGAAGTTGAAGTCGATCGTAACGAGGTTGACGGCACAGCTGGCACTTCAAACTGGACTTTGATTACAAACTGCGATGCTTCTGGTAACGGAGGCTTAAAGTGTCATATTCAGTGGCCTACAATTGGCCAGTTTGTCACTGGCATCCAATGGGGTCCTTCGAATACGGCGTCCGGAAACTTTGGTGCTACCCACAGAGTCAATTACAATCCGGCAGGATGGATTACAGCGGGTATTCACAGAGTCGGTCTTTACCAAAATGGTACTCAAGCCATCATTTATCTCGATGGCGTTCCTGTTTGGCGGTGCAACAACGCATCGATTGGCACACTACTCGCTGGCGGATACGTCGGTGTTGGTGGAGATGTCGATAACTTGGTTCGTAGTTACCAAACTTGGGGACTAGAAGAAATCTAAACAAAGGAGTCAATCATGACTAGTAAAAAGAAGACACCAGAGCTCGATCATCCAGATCAAGCAGTTGACACGCCACTTCCTGGCACGAGCGTCAACGAAGAGGCGTTCAAAGCTCTTCAAGAGCAGTACGAGGGGGACCCTGATGAGTGATGGTCTATATCCATGGGGGTATAAGACGCTTCTTGTCCCAATGGAACGATTGAAGCAACTTGCTCGTATTGATCTCATGGAGCCAGAATACGCTGAACGTCTGTTCCCTTGGATCGCCTCGAAGGGCGGTCTTATCGGTATTGGTAGCTCTGTTCGGTTCATTCAGCCAGTCGGTCCAACCTTTGCACCAGCTGGTAAATCCTTTCACGAACAACAGAAGTTTGTCAGTGGTTTGGTTTACTTTGCTGCTGTCGACTTGGTTGCTCGTAATGGAACCAATGTCCACAGATCTCCTCGTTGGGCTGAAGTTCCAAAACAGGGTTCTGGACATGCGGACATCAAAGATTATGGCGTTCATGCCAACGTTGATGGAGAGCCATGGCATCTGCAGCCTATTGAGATAGACGGTTGGCAGACGTGGGTGAACAACAATCGCCCGCATCCAAACGGCAACTTCGTTGTCAAGGGTGGTGCTCCTCCGCCAGCCCCAACTCCTGTACCCACACCTACACCAACTCCTACGCCGACCCCTGGTGAAATTCCTCTTGGTTCTCGAACCTTGAAGATCACTTCTCCAACGATGCAAGGTTCTGATGTTCAATGGGTTCAGTATGTTCTTAGAGGACAAGGTCTGGCTATCTCAGTTGACAGTTACTACGGCCGTCAAACTGCTGATCGAGTCAAGGCTATGCAAGGTTGGAATGGTTTGGAACAAGATGGCGTCGTCGGCCCAAAGACCTGGGAAGTACTCAAGAAGTACGTTTAAGTTAAAGTAAGGAGGTCAAATGGGTTCTGACAGACGAGAACGTCGTCCAGCAAGAACCGAAGAGAATCGTGAAAGCCAACTCGTCTCTTTAGCGATTGACCTCGCCGAGAAACAACTCGTCGAAGGAACTGCATCCTCACAGGTGATAACTCACTATTTGAAGTTGGGTTCCACGAGAGAGAAACTTGAACAAGAACGCCTGCGTCGTGAAAACGAATTGTTGACGTCCAAAGTTGAGATGTTGGCTTCAGCCAAGAAGGTTGAGGAACTTTACGCTTCAGCTTTGGACGCAATGCGGGCTTATACAGGCCAAGACACAACCGAAACTTACGATGAGTATGACGAGTACTATGATGAAGACATATCGTGGGCTAAGTAGGTTACACACCTTTGAAGATCGTTTCGAGTATTTAAGATTGCACGGTGATGTAGGGCGGTCAACTTTCGGGTTTGATCGCTATATTAACCAGCAATTCTATAGGTCTCCTGAGTGGAAACGCTCTAGAGACCTAGTTATTACACGAGACGATGGGTGTGACCTGGGCATATCTGGTTACGAAATCAATGGCGAGCTTCTTGTTCATCATATGAACCCGATGGTTGCTGATGACATTATCCATGGAGAATCGTGGATATTTGACCCAGAATACCTGATAACCACCACACATAACACCCACAACGCAATTCACTACAGCGATGCATCTTTACTTCCAAAGATCGTCGTTGCCCGTCAAGCTGGCGACACCAAACTTTGGTGATCACAAAGGAGAAACACATGCAAGTAGTAAAAGGAAACAAATCAGGCGGAGGATCGACCAAACCGTTGAAGACGAAGAGCACTACCAAGAAGACGGCGCCTAGCAAAGCTGGTACACATACTGGTGGGACGACTGCACGAAAGTCGGTTCCAAAGAAGACTGCTGCTCCTTCTGCTACTCGTGTCGACGACAGAGCTCCTGACAGTGAGCCAATCCCATCGACACAACCTGCCGTAGTGATCGATGATTCTGTCACCAAGGTTGCTGAGCAGATCCTTCGGAAGAGCCGACGGTGGGGCTCTGGAAGTGACAGAGACGACCGACTCAAGAGAGCAGGGTACGACGTCGAAGCCGTTCGCAGAGAAGTCCGTAGACTTCGCCACGCTCAGCTCACCAGCTAACCCAACAACTACACGGAGGTGAATCATGGCTGACAGCATTTTGGATAGCACAAAGAAGATCCTGGGGCTGTCTTCCGACTACACCCCGTTTGATCTAGACATCATCACCCACCTTAATTCAGCATTCTCAACTTTGAGTCAGCTTGGTGTGGGTCCAGAAGACGGGTTTTACATCACCGACAGTGAGCCTACTTGGGACGACTTTCTTGCTCCTGAGAATCAACTGAACATGGTCAAGACGTATGTGTTCTTGAAGGTTCGTATGATGTTTGATCCACCGTCAACGTCATATTTGATCGAGGCCATGAATCAGCAAATCTTGGAGCACGAATGGAGATTGAACGCTTTCAGAGAAGTTCTGTTGACAGAGCAAGGTGTTCCTGCAGAGGAGTTGCCTCTACTTTCGGTTCTCGACGGGGGTGATCCGTGACATGGCAGGAATGGAATTTACGTTCAAGTTTCGAAGAGGCTCTTCGACAGAGTGGATTGACACAAATCCACTGCTTGCGGATGGAGAACCAGGTTTCGAGCTAAACACTGGAAAGGTTAAGATTGGTAACGGTGCTGATCGGTGGAACGATCTTCCATATCTTGCCGGTGAGGGCTCTGGTGAGATGGAACTTGAAGCCCATGTCGAATCTGTAACTCCTCATCCCGTCTATGATGACGGCCCGTCCTTAACTCTGCTCTATGAGAATGCGAAGGTATAACCCATGTCTTTACAAGTACGACTCAGTGATCTAATCACAGCGATTGGCACTGACTACAAACAATTCCGAACCTGGATCACCGGTTCAGCAGGCGGAGACCTTACGGGTCTCGATACAACAGACAAGACGAACCTCGTGGACGCCATCAACGAGGTCCTAGAAGTCGCTGAGAGCGCCGCAGGAGGCGGCTGGACAGCCGTAGACGCCAGTGAGACGGTAAAAGGTATCCTCGAGCTTGCAACGCTTGCAGAGGTCGCTACAGGAACTGATTCTACAAGAGCTGTCACGGCTGCTGGAGTTCGTCAAGAACGCACAGCTATTGTGGCAGAGATCCTTGATTCTGCTCCTGGCGCTTTGGACACTTTGAACGAATTGTCTGCAGCGCTTGGTGATGATGCAGATTTCGCCGGCACAGTTACAACAGCTCTTGCTGGAAAGCAACCGCTCGACACTGACTTGACTGCTATTGCGGCGTTGACTTCTGCAGCAGACAAGGTTCCATATTCGACTGGTGCTGGCACGTGGGCGTTGGGCACGTTTACGTCGGCTGGTCGTGCGTTGGTTGATGACGCTGATGCTGCGGCTCAGAGAGCTACGCTTGCTGTATATTCTACGACGGAACTCGGTGATCCTGAGACCAACCTAGTTTCCCTGTACACCACGGCTAAGGCATGAGCCTGCAGTCCCGCTTATCAGATTTAATTACAGCAATTGGGACGGACTATAAGGCTTTGGTGGCAGCGATTGCTCTGAAGGTCGACAAAGCGCAGACGATCAATGCCCAAACAGGTACGTCATACACGTTTGTCCTCACCGACGATTCCAAACTTGTCACTCTCAGCAACGCCTCAGCTATCACGCTGACCGTTCCAATCAACTCGTCAGTTGCTTTTCCAGTAGGAACACACATTGACCTCGTTCAGATCGGAGCTGGACAAGTTACCGTAACACAGACTGGTGGTGTCACTGTTAACGCCGCCCCGTCGAAGCTGTTCAGAGCTCAATACTCAGCAGCGACACTAATAAAGTTGGCGACGGACACTTGGGTGCTCGTCGGAGATTTGGAGACACCATGACCGTTGGCATCATCGCTTCGGCCTTTGTCGAAGAGACAGCCAGCGTTCTTCCCAACTATGTTGGATCATCGGCTGCCATTGGTACGACATCTGCCGTAATTCCAATCGATGTGCCAGCAGCTGGGGGCGCTGTCGCTGCTGGCGATATTGTTCTGGTTGCTGCTTTCACAGCGAACCAGGCAGCAACAATTACTAATGCCAACGGTGGAACATATACCGAACTTCCTACTGATTCTCCTATTGGTATAGGAACTGCTGGAGGTGGTGGGGCTGTTCGTATTACTTTATGGTGGTCTCGGCATAACGGGTCACAAGGTAATCCGACCGTCGGATGCGCTAGTGGCAACCATTTAATCGCGGCTGCTGTGTGGTCTAGAGGTTGTATTGCCTCAGGATCTCCTATAGACGATTCAAACTCAGGTACCGATAATACAGGCCCAACGACTTTCACTATCGGTGGTGTGACAACAACAGGCCCAAACCGTCTAATCTACACGTTTCTCACTGATGATTGGGACAATGCTGCCGCCAGATACACAAACTGGGCGAATGCCAATTTGGCGTCGATTACCGAACGGGCTGACGGTGGAACAGCTACTGGTAACGGCTCAGGCATAGGTATTGTTGACGGGGGCAAAGTATCTGCTGGCGCAACAGGAAACACAACTGTCGATCAGAATGCAGCGATCACAGTCAATGCTTGGATCACTTTAGCATTGATCCCTGCATGATCAAGAAAGGAGACACCATGAACAAAAGCGCAGAAATTGGCAAGACTTTCTTAGAGCACAAGGTGTTCAAGACAGCTGAAAGAGAAAAACTGGCTGAAAAAGGTCAGGCCATGCCGAGTGGTGGGTTTCCAATTCGTAATGAAGCGGATCTCAAAAACGCTATTCAAGCTTTTGGAAGAGCTTCAAACAAGGCAGCAGCAAAGGCCTGGATTATCAAGAGAGCCAAGCAGCTTGGCCTTACCGACCTTCTTCCTGAAGGATGGCTTGAGCATACAACTGCCTGGCAGAATTTCTTACAGCACCACGGTGTTAGAGGAATGAAGTGGGGTGTTCGTCGGTCAAGACGGCAACTTGCAAGAGCAGCTGGGAAAAGTTCAGGTAAGTCAGTAAAAGACATGTCTGATAAAGAGCTTCAAGCTGTCGTCAGTAGAATGAATCTTGAACAACAACATTCTAGACTTAGTTCTAGTGGAAGAAATAAAAGTATTGTAGCAACAGGGGCAGCTTTCGCTGGAGGGATTGCTCTAAATGTTGCTCGTTCTCAGATTCAAACAACTGCAAACAAAAGAGTTGCTTCTGCAATCGCAAGGCGTACAGCCAGAGAGGCTGCTGTTCGTAGACTTAAGAAATTAGGTTAGTAGGAAAGGAGGTCGCTAATGGCTTTATCGAATACTGCGACCCCCAAGTACTATGCAGAATTTCGTGATGTTGTTCTCAGAGGTGAGATTCCAGTAAACAGAGAAATCTCCATGGAGATGAATCGTATCGATGAGTTGATTGCTAATCCTAATTACTACTTTGATGACATGGCTGTAGATGGATTCATCAAGTACTGTGAGTTCGAGTTAACGTTGACTGATGGTGGAGATCTTCATCTTCTAGACACGTTCAAACTTTGGTCTGAGCAGATCTTTGGGTGGTTCTACTTCGTTGATAGAGCGGTGTATCAACCAGATGGTCACGGCGGTGGCTCGTTCATTACCAAGACCATCAAGAAACGTCTCATCGTTAAGCAGTATCTGATTGTCGCTCGTGGCGCAGCCAAATCCATGTACGCTGCCTGCATCCAAGGCTATTACCTTAATGTGATAACCCAGACGACACATCAGATCACGACCGCCCCAACAATGAAGCAGGCGGATGAGGTAATGTCCCCCCTCCGCACTGCTATCACGAGATCAAGAGGTCCTCTCTTTAAGTTCTTAACCGAAGGGTCGTTGCAGAACACCACCGGATCTAGGGCTCAAAGAGCCAAACTTGCCTCAACCAAGAAGGGCATAGAGAACTTTCTAACAGGGTCCTTGATGGAGATTAGGCCAATGGCCATTAATAAACTTCAAGGTCTTCGACCAGCTTGTTCGACTATCGATGAATGGTTGTCTGGTGATCTAAGAGAGGACGTTGTCGGTGCTGTGGAACAGGGAGCTTCTAAGCTAGACGACTATTTGATTGTTGCTATCAGCTCTGAAGGAACGGTGAGGAATGGTTCTGGTGATACCATCAAAATGGAACTCGCTAGTATACTTCGTGGAGAGTATCAAGCGCCACACATTTCGATTTGGCACTACAAACTCGATGACATTGAGGAGGTAGCGGATCCATCGACATGGTTAAAGGCAAATCCAAACCTAGGAAAGACCGTAACGTACGACACATACCATTTGGACGTCGAAAGAGCCGAAAAGGCTCCTGCTAGCCGTAATGACATCTTGGCTAAGCGGTTTGGCATCCCAATGGAAGGTTATACGTACTTCTTCACTTATGAAGATACGCTCCCGCACGCAACACGTGAGTTCTGGGGTATGCCTTGCGCCCTTGGAGCGGACCTTTCCCAAGGTGATGACTTCTGTGCGTTTACTCTTCTATTCCCATTCGCAAACCAATCGTTCGGTGTTAAGACACGAAGTTACATTACTTCTTTGACGTTGATGAAGCTTCCAGGAGCTATGAGAGCCAAGTATGAAGACTTCATTCGAGAGGGGAGCCTCCATGTGTTAGAAGGAACAGTCTTAGACATGATGGAGGTTTACGATGACCTCGATCAGTTCATCACTCAAAGTGAGTATGATGTTCGATGTTTCGGGTTCGACCCATACAACGCCAAAGAGTTCGTCACTAGATGGGAAGCTGAGAATGGACCTTTCGGAATAGAGAAGGTCATTCAAGGCGCACGAACAGAGTCAGTTCCATTGGGGGAATTGAAGATCTTTGCTGAAGAACGTAAGTTGATCTTCGACCAGGATTTGATGTCCTTTGCCATGGGTAACGCAGTTACTCTGGAAGACACGAATGGAAACCGAAAGCTTCTCAAGAAGCGGGCAGAAGAGAAGATCGACAATGTGTCGGCCCTCATGGACGCCTACGTTGCATACAAAGCGAACAAGGAGGCGTTTGAATGACGTTTGAATTTGAAACACCAGATGATGTCCTTGAGCACTTTGGTGTCAGGGGTATGAAGTGGGGTGTACGGAAAGCTGGAAGTGGGGCAAGAGCAACTGGTAGATTTGTCAAACGACATCCACGTGGTACAGCAGTAACTGTTGCTGGGGCAGCTTTGGCTGCAGGAATTCTTACTAGTAGAGGCTCAAATTCTATATCGTCTTCACCAATAAGACCTTTTGCAGCAGCAGGAAAAAACTGGACTATATCTGCAAACGATGGACACACGTTTGAAGTATTGGTTAAAAATCTTGCCCAACAAGGGAAGTAAGGAGGTGATTTATGGGTTTAGTAGACCGATTTAAAAGCATGTGGAATGCGTTTCGTTACAGCGAAGCGACCACTCCGTATACCACCTTTAATGTAGGGCCCAGCACAAGTATCCGCCCGGATAGGTCAAGACTTCGTTATACCAACGAACGATCTATCATCTCGTCTATATTTACGAGACTTAGCATTGACGTTGCGGCGATTGACATCCGTCACATCCAATTGGATGAAGAAGGACGGTATTCGAAGGATCTTGACAGTCAACTAAACCATTGTTTGACGTTGGAACCAAACATAGACCAAGGTCCTCGTGCTTTTAGGCAGGACATCGCTATGACCTTGTTTGACAAGGGCTCAGCAGCGATCGTTCCTGTTGATACGTTGAGCGATCCAACTACGGATGAGACATTTGACATTCTGACACTTCGTGTTGGTGATGTCACAATGTGGTACCCAAGACACGTCACTGTAAATCTGTACAACATTGAGCGTGGCATTAGAGAGCAGATAACATTAGAGAAGCGCTACGTGGCTCTCGTTGAGAATCCGTTGTATTCTGTGATGAACGAGCCTAACTCGACTCTTCAACGACTGATTAGGAAGTTAAACCTTCTTGACACTGTCGATGAACAGTCAGGTTCTGGTAAGTTGGACCTTATCATCCAACTACCTTATGTGATCAAGTCTGAAGCTCGTAGGCTGCAAGCAGAACAGCGTCGGCAAGACATTGAGCTTCAATTGAAGGGCAGCCAATACGGTATTGCTTACACCGATGGCACTGAGAAGATTACTCAGTTGAACCGCCCTGCCGAGAACAACCTCCTAAAGCAAGTCGAGTATCTAACCAACATGCTGTATGGGCAGTTGGGCTTGACCGAGGATGTAATGAATGGTACGGCCGATGAAAAGGCCATGTTGAACTACTTCAACCGAACCATTGAACCTTTAATCGTTGCCATCATTGAGGCTATGCAGAGGGCGTTCATTCAAAGAATGGGCAGCCCAGATACTCAGAGGATCAAGTACTTCCAGAATCCGTTCAAGCTTGTCCCTGTGAATGACCTAGCGAACATTGCCGACAAGTTTAGTCGGAATGAGATCCTCTCGGCGAACGAGATTAGAGGATTTATGGGTCTTGCACCGTCGAAGGATCCCAAGGCGGACAAACTAATCAACAGCAACATGCCACAACCAGAAGAAGAGCCACAACCAGAAGAAGATTCAGGGACTTAGTCTTTGGAAAGGAACAGTCAAAATGGAAGCTGATTTCAGCGGATACGCAACAAAGTCGGGGCTCAAGTGCACCGATGGCCGGACGATCATGTCCGGTGCGTTCCGACATCAAGATCAGACGAAGGTCCCCCTCGTCTGGCAACATGGGCACAATGACCCCGAGAACGTTCTCGGGCATGCTGTCCTCGAAAACAGAGACGATGGCGTCTACGCATACGGCTTCTTCAACAAGTCGGACAAGGCGTCGCACGCACATGGTCTCCTCGAGCATGGCGATATCAACCAGATGTCCATTTGGGCAAATCAACTGGTTGAGCGGGCAGGGAAGGTTCTCCACGGAGCAATTCGTGAAGTTAGTCTTGTCTTGGCCGGAGCCAACCCAGGTGCTCTCATCGAGAACGTCACTATTCGCCATTCCGATGGTGGAGAAGATGTCATTGATGACGAAGCGATCATCTACACCGGCCTCGAGTTGGAGCATGAAGATCTCAAGCATGCCGATGATGAGAAGAAGGATGAAGGCGAGAAGAGTGAAGTAAAGACTGAAGTCACTCACGCCGACGCAGACGAAAAAGAAGACGATGAAAGCGGTAAGACCGTTGAAGACGTCTACGAGTCCATGAGCGATGAGCAGAAGCAAGTCGTTCACTACATGCTCGGCGTGGCCCTCGAGTCCGCAAAGAGCGAGTTCCAACAAGACAACCTCGGCGATGCCGACAAGGAAGACAAGGAAGACAAGGAAACAACCATGACCCACAACGTTTTCGAGAAGAAGGACGAGAAGCCTGGTTCACTGATGGACGGTAAAGGCGTTGTCCTTTCTCATGCCGACGTCGCCGGTATCGTCGCTGATGCAACGAAGAACGGCTCCCTCAAGGAAGCGGTTGAGAATTATGCCATTTCTCACGGCATTGATGACATTGACATCCTGTTCCCGGAAGCTCGGGCCCTGGCCGATACGCCGGAATGGGACAAGCGCCGCACTGAGTGGGTGTCGACTGTGCTCAGTGGGACTCGTAAGAGCCCATTCAGCCGAGTCAAGACTCTCGCCGCAAACCTCACGATGGAAGAGGCCCGTGCAAAGGGTTACGTGACTGGCGACCTGAAGAAGGAAGAGTTCTTCAGTGTCTCCAAGCGAGTCACCACCCCTCAGACCATCTACAAGAAGCAGAAGCTCGATCGTGACGACATGCTCGACATCACCGACTTCGATGTGGTGGCCTGGCTCAAGGCCGAGATGAGGCTCATGCTCGAAGAGGAACTCGCTCGTGCGATTCTCATCGGTGACGGCCGTGACATCTCTTCTGAGGACAAGATCCAAGAGGGCAACATCCGTCCCATCGCAAGCGATCACTCTCTGTACACCACGACGGTCACTGTCAACCTCGATGATGCGAGCTCAACGGTTCGTGAGATCATCGACGCCCTCATCCTTAACCGTAGTTCGTTCAAGGGTTCTGGCTTGCCGACGCTCTTCACGACGGAGACGTACATTGCGCAGTTCATGCTGCTCACTGACGGGATGAACCGTAGGCTGTATCGTTCGCTCGACGAGATTGCTGCAGAGCTTCGAGTCGCTTCGATCGTTCCGGTTGAGGTCATGGAGGAAGAGACGGACATCGTTGCGGTTCTCGTGAATCTGAACGACTACGTTGTCGGTGCCGACAAGGGCGGAAACGTTTCGATGTTCGATGACTTCGACATCGACTACAACCAGTACAAGTACCTGATCGAAACTCGTGTCTCGGGAGCTCTTGCCAAGCTCAAGAGTGCGATCGTCGTGAAGAGAGCTGCCTCTGGTTCAGACACTGTCGTTGTTCCGAATGCTCCGACCTACAATGAGGACACCGGAGTTCCGACAGTCGTTGCTACTACTGGCGTCGTCTACAAGGACGGCGATGGTAACACGCTTACCGCTGGTGCACAGACGGCGCTCGATGTTGATGAGACCATCACCATCGTCGCCACGCCGGCGTCTGGCAAGTACTTCGCTAGCAACGCCAACACGACCTGGACCTTCCGGAACCGGGGCTGAACTAAGGAGTAGAGATGGCAAGATTTTATGGAGTTATTGGATACGGAGAAACCGTAGAGTCTCCTCCAGATTCTGGTGTTTGGGTAGATCAGATCACCGAGATCCCATATTTCGGAGATGTGATCAGAAACGCTCGAAACCTGGAAGAAGGAGAGAAGCTCAACCCCGACATTTCAGTTGGAAACTCCATCCGCATAGTTGCGGATCAATACGCCATCGAACACTTCTTTCTGATCAAGTATATTCAGTGGGCGGGGACTCTTTGGACTGTGACTAGCGTCGAAGTTCAGAGTCCTCGCCTGCTGCTGAGGCTAGGGAGTGTTTACAATGGCCCAACGCCTTGAGCTTCAAGCCCTCTTGGTCGATTTACTTGGCTCAGATAATGTGTATTTCCAGCCACCACCTTCCAAGCAAATGAGTTATCCGTGCATTGTTTATAGCAGAGACACAGTTCGGACCGAATTTGCAGACGACAAGCCGTATTCTATCGAAACTCGCTATCAAGTGACGGTCATTGACCGGGATCCTGACAGTGACATTCCAAGAAAGGTTTCTGAGTTGCCGAAATGCAGCTATGACCGATTCTTCACGGCTGACAACCTCAACCACGACGTTTTTAGACTCTTCTTCTAGGAGGAAGTACAATGGTAGCACTCACCTGGGACGCAATTGGAGATCGGTTCTACGAAACCGGTGTCGATCACGGCGTCCTTTACATTCCGGATGTTTCCGGGGTTTACGCCAGCGGCGTCGCTTGGAACGGTCTCACGGCCGTTTCGGAAACGCCTTCTGGGGCGGAGCCTTCCGCTCAGTATGCCGACAACATCAAGTACCTGAACCTTTTCTCGGCTGAGGAGTTCGCCTGCACGATCGAGGCGTTCACCTATCCGGATGAGTTCGCTCAGTTCGATGGTCTTGCTACGCCGGAGCCTGGCGTCGTGCTCGGTCAACAGCCCCGAAGGACCTTCGGCCTGTCGTACCGGACTCGTATCGGCAACGACCTTGACGGCGATTCCCACGGCTACAAGATTCACCTGGTGTACGGATGCCAGGCCAGCCCGTCGGAGAAGGCATACAACACCATCAACGATAGCCCAGAGGCCATCACCTTCAGCTGGGAGGTTGCAACCAACCCAGCACCGGTGACCGGTCATCAGCCAACCTCTCTCATCGTCATCGACTCGAGGACCGTTGCCCCAGCGGACCTTACGGCCTTCGAGTTGATCATCTACGGTGATACGGCTGTGGTTCCGTCGCTCCCAACACCAGATGCGGTGATTGCGGCGTTCGAAGCCTGATTTGACTTAGGAGATTAGAGAATGCTTACACTATTTGTATCTGGTGATGAAGTGTTCAACGAAGAGACATCAGAGTTTATGTCTGTTGAACCAATTACATTGCAGCTGGAGCATTCTCTCGTCTCCGTGTCAAAATGGGAGGCAAAATTTGAGAAACCGTTCTTGGCAAAAGAGAACAAGAGTTCGGATGAGATTCTATGGTATGTGCACGCAATGATTCTCAATCAAACTTTTCCGTCAGACATCTCTAGACGATTGTCTAGAGAGAATCTAGACGCCATTAATGGTTACATTGAATCCAAACAATCGGCGACTACGTTTGGGGTTATGCCGGAGATGAAAGGTCGTCATAGGCCAGAAATAATTACCTCTGAACTAATCTACTTTTGGATGGTCTCATTTAGCATACCGTTCGAAACTGAACGTTGGCATCTGAATAGGCTCTTCTCATTGATCCGAATCTGTAACATGAAGAATTCGAAGCCAAGGAAGATGTCAAAGAGCGAAATGGCTCAACGAAATCGAGAGCTGAATGCTCAAAGAAGGCAACAATACGGAACTAGTGGCTGAGAGGAGGCCCAATGACGACTCTAACCTGGGACAATGTTGGTGATCGAATCTATGAAACAGGATTAGATCGGGGCGTTCTATACTTCCCTAACGGAATTGGGGTTGCTTGGAATGGGTTGACATCCGTTGAACAAGCGGTCGAAGTTGATGTTGAACCAACGTACTTTGATGGGATCAAGATCAACGACATTGTGTTTGGAGGAGATTTCTCAGCAGTTCTACGAGCGATTACATACCCGGAGGAGTTTCTTCGCTTTGAAGGAACTTTAGAAGACCAAACGGGTCTTTTAATCACTGGCCAGCCAACCAGCACATTTCATCTATGTTATCGCACAAGGGTTAGTAGCGACACAGACATAGACGAAGGCTACAAGATTCACATTATATGGAACATTACAGCTGTTCCATCTGAAAGAGAACACAGAACTCTTTCTGATGATTCATCCCCTCTTGAGTTTGAATGGGAATTGACGACTGTTCCCGAATACATTGGAAAGTTTAAACCAACGTCTTATGTGATAATTGACACACGCAAATTAGACCCTTTGTTGTTGGCAGACATTGAAGAAGTTCTCTACGGAGATGAAACAAACGACGCAAGACTTCCTTCGTTAGAAGGTTTGAGCGCATTTATTCGTAAATGGAATCGTTTGGTTATCAAAGATAACGGTGATGGAACCTGGACGGCATCAAGTCAGTTCGAGGGCTACATCACAATGCTCGATTCCACAACGTTCGAGATCACATCAGATACTGCTGTATATCTTGATGCTGATACATACGAAATTAGCAGCTCCAACAAGAACGAGGAGGACATATGGCTACCGTAACCGGTTTTACCGCCGCAAGAATGCTTGACATTGAGAATTCAACTATCGTTGACGGGCATATTGACGGCGATGATCTAGTTCTTGTCACTCGAGATGACACAGAGATAGTTGCAGGCAATGTTCGTGGCCCACAAGGCTTTATCGGGCCAGCTGCAGATATTGGCGACATCAAAGCAAGCATTCGCACAGCTCTTGACGGCTGGCTCATCATGGGCACGAACCATGTGAATGCAGATTCGTTATATCCTGATCTATGGGCAGTTGTTCCGGCTGCTTGGAAATCTGGGACAACGTTAAACCTTCCGGCCATGTCGAACCGAGTTCTTGAGGGTGGTGGAACACTTGGTGCTTCTACTGGTGCCACCACTGCAACTATTCTCGCCGCTAACTTGCCTCCGCACGTGCATACAGAGACTGCACACACTCACACAGTAGCTGCTCACGTCCATGCTCAGACAAGCCACACTCACTCGATCAATCATGACCATGGCTCGATAAACAGTGGATATATTTCCAATGATCACTCTCACTGGATAAGCATGGCTACTTTGTCCGCAGGTGCGCACAACCACGGATCTAGCGTTCCATTTGTTTATCAGGGTGGTCCATCAGGATTTGGTCTACAGTCTGGTTCACCTAACTATGCACCGTTGAACGTTACCTTTCCGCAGAACGTAGAGTCTACGGATGTTGCGCATCAACACTATGTTCAGGGTTGGACAGAGGGTGTTAGTGCTAATCACTACCACTCAGTAAACGTACCAACCTTCTCTGGTACCTCTGGCGGAGCTTCTGCAGTAAACACTGCATCAGCGGGAAGCGGAAACACAGGATCATCCAGTGGAGGCAACACTGGTAATGGTCCTGGCACATCGACGCCTATAAGTATCGAACAGCAAGCTCTCAGGGTTAACTTCTTCATCTATGCGGGCTGAGGTGTCTGATGATAAAAGTTATCGTATCAGGCTCAACCAAAGCAACTGAAAGTTTCTTACACAACATCACGTCAGACAAGCTTTTCTCAGACTTGAAAAGGGGCGGAGAAAGAGGAAAAGATGCTTTGTCCGGCGCTACTCCTGTTGACACTGGGAAGGCGGCAAGTTCTTGGAACTACACAGTTGAACAGGGAAGTGGTGGCGCAACCATTTTCTGGTCCAACTCGAACAGAGAAGGTGGCCTACCAGTAGTGCTTTATATTCAATATGGGCACGGAACAGGGACCGGTGGTTACGTTCCTGGACGTGACTTCATCAACCCAGCAATGAGACCAGTATTCGATCAAATCGCAGAAGATGTATGGAAGAAGGTGACAAGTGGCTAGCATTGAAGAACGCATTGTTAGGATGCAGTTTGATAACGCTGCGTTCGAGACCAAGCTGGCCGGCACCATTGCCAGTATTGAGAAACTTAATTCAACGCTTGCTCACGCAGGATCTGTAAACGGTCTTAGCAACATATCTGCAGCTTCGCAAAATTTCCATCTCGGCGGAATACACGCAGCCATTGACGGTGTCAGTGCGAAATTCCTTGCAATGTCCACTATTGCTGTCACGGTTCTTTCCAACATCGTCTCTCATGCACTAACTGCAGGAGCCCAAATCGCAAAGGCTCTATTCTTCCAGCCTGAGCTAGATGGTTTCTCTGAATACGAGCTCAAGATCGGCTCGATTCAGACCGTTCTGGCTAACACTTCTGCAGATGGCACCACTCTGGGGCAAGTCAATGATGCTCTAAACCAGCTTAACGAATATTCTGACAAAACGATCTATAACTTCGGTCAGATGACGAAGAACATCGGCACCTTCTCTGCTGCCGGCGTGGATCTGGACACTTCGGTCATGGCGATCAAGGGTATCGCCAACGTGGCTGCTATATCTGGCTCGAACTCCGAGCAAGCATCCATGGCGATGTATCAGCTGTCTCAGGCTGTCGCCAACGGCTCAGTCAAGTTGATGGACTGGAACTCCGTCGTCAACGCCGGAATGGGTGGAGAAGTTTTCCAGAAGGCCCTGTTCGAGACCGGTAAGATGATGGGGACCATCGCCGATACTCCTATGGACATGACGTTCGAGGAGTGGACGGCTGCTGGGAACTCGTTCCGTGGGTCTCTTGAAGAAGGCTGGCTTACAGCCGACGTCTTGACGACAACTCTTTCTGGCTTCACTGGTGACATGACCGAAGCGCAGCTTACGGCGCTTGGTTACACTGAGGCGCAAGCTGCAGAAATGTATCGTCTTGGCCAGTTGGGCGTTGACTCAGCTACCAAGGTTAGGACGCTTACCCAACTTATCAACACGTCGAAGGAAGCTCTGCAATCTGGTTGGGCCAGGTCGTTTGAAATCATATTTGGTGATTTCAAAGAAGCAACCGAACTATTCACTGGTATCAGTGACGCAATCAGTGGGATGATCGGGAAAAATGCGGAAGCTCGTAACAGCATGCTTCAGCTGTGGAAAGACATGAGTGGTAGGGACAAGCTCATTCAAGGCATAAAAGACGGTTTCATAGCTCTCGGCGAAATCTTGGCGCCTATCAAGGAAGCGTTCAGAGACGTTTTCGGGCAATTAAATGCTGGAGATTTGTACAGAATCACTAAGCAGTTCGCTGACTTGATGGCCGCAATGCGTCCTAGTGAACAGACAGTTGAAAACCTAAAGCGTATATTTACAGGTTTCTTCTCAGTGTTAAGCATTGGGTGGAACGTTCTGAAAGAAGGCGTAGGGTTTATCAAGGATCTTATCGTGAGTTTCACCGGATTAGGCTCCGGGGGATTCTTAGAAGGACTAGCTGACATCAGCGACTTCTTTACAAGACTAAGAGAGACTCTTGTCGATGGTGGAGGAATTTCAACGTTCTTCGATAATTTGGCTTCTTCACTTCAGAAGCCAATTAAGTTCATCAAAGATCTTAAAACCAAACTCCTTGATTTGTTCGACAGCATCAAGCTGCCAGAAGGTCTATCAGATATTTTCGGATCTATTGGTAGCTTGTTCGGTTCGCTTGGAGATTCTCTATCAGGTGCTGGATCAGGAGTTGGTGGAGCAGCTGGAGGTATTTGGGCAGGACTCAAGAGTGCATTAGGCGGAATTGACGATATTCTCTCCGGTGTTTGGGATTCGCTCGCTGACTTCTTCGGAAATCTTGGGTCAAATCTTGCAGCCATCATCAGTGCTCCAGATTTCGATTCTGTTCTAGCTGTCATCGATACTGCCTTGCTTGGTGGTATCGCTGCAATCTTGTACAAGATCTTCTCCGGGGGTCTGTTCTCAGGTTTCGGCGACGGTATATTTAAGAACATCTCTGGCGCATTCGGAGAGCTCACTGGAACTCTCAGAGCGATGCAAACGGATCTCAAGGCGCATGCTCTCTTGAACATTGCCATTGCCGTTGGCATCCTTGCGGCATCCTTGTTTGTTCTATCGACTATCCCTGCTGAGAAAATTACAGACGCAATGACATCGTTGACAACTGCTTTCGGGTTGTTGATTGGGGCGTTTGCAATTCTCAACAAGATGTCTATCAACCTAGTAGGGGCAGGAACTTTCGCATTGATCGCCTCTGGAATGGTGATCATGGCTGGGGCTGTTCTATTGTTGGTTGGAGCTATCAAACTTCTGTCAATGATGGAATGGGACGAATTGGCAAGAGGTCTTACTGGAGTTGCCGGAGCACTAGGACTTCTTGTCGGAGCAACCTTGCTGTTAAACTTCGCCAAGGGGAGCATTATCGGCGCTGGTGTCGGCATGCTCTTTATGGCCGGAGCTCTAGTAATTATGGCCGCAGCAGTCAAACTGTTTTCCATGATGGACTGGGATGAGATTGTACAAGGTCTTGTCGGAGTTGCTGGAGCACTTGTTGCTATCGCCCTTGGCGTGAAATTCATTGGGCCAAGCATCCTTCTTATAGGACCTGGGCTTATTGCTGTAGGAATTGCGTTAGGTATCATTGCTGGGGCAATGAAAATCATGGCATCTCTTGGCTGGGAAGAAATTGGCAAGGGACTAACCGTCATCGGCGGCGCTTTAGGTCTAATAGCTGCGGCGACATATTTCATGTCTCCATTTCTTCCTTTAGTAGGCGTCGGGCTCATTGCTGTAAGCATAGGGTTGACCTCTATAGCTGGAGTAATAGCAATTCTAGGAGCTTTAAGCTGGGGTTCGATTGTCAAAGGCTTGGTTGCCCTCGGTGGAGCACTTCTTGTTATAGGGTTGTTTACAACTTTTGCAAGTGGTGGGATCCTCGGAGCAGCAGGCCTTATCGCCATGGCGTTCGGATTGACAATGCTTGTTGGTGTTCTGACAACCATGGCAGCCATGTCTTGGGGCTCGATCATCAAGGGCGTTGGCGGTATCGCTGTTGCCTTGGCCGTCCTTGCTGGTGTTGCGTATCTTCTAACTCCTGCGGTAGTGCCGCTGCTTGGTATCGGCTTGGCATTGACACTCTTAGGAGCAGGGTTTGCCTTGTTCGGTGTCGGTGTTATATCTGTGGCAAAGGGTATTGAAACCCTAGTTAAAGTTGGGCCAAAAGGTATCGAAGCACTTATGGACGCTATTGCAGCGTTCGGAGAAGCTCTTCCTGCTTTGTTTAGGGATGTCGGAGATGCGATTATCGAGTTCCTCGACACTCTGTTGACCGGGATGCCAGACATCGTTGAGAAGCTGGTACAAATTTTAGGTAAGATCCTTGACGGGCTTGTCGAGCTTATTCCAAAAGCAGCAGATGCTATTGGGACACTGATCGGTGAGCTTCTAAGAGTTATCCGTGGATATTTCCCAGATCTAGTTCAGACTGGTTTTGAGATCATCATTGCGTTGCTCACTGGTATCAGGGACAACATCGGAGAAATAGTAACTCTTGCTGCTGACATAATCATCAGGTTCTTGGATGCTTTAGCTGAAAAGATTCCTGAGATCATCGACGCATTGTTTAACTTCTTCGGTGCTGTCATCGGTGGAGTAGCTGCTAAATCTGGTGAACTAGGTGAAAAAGCACTTCCAATTGCCGCAGGAATGATTTCAGGACTTCTCTCAGGACTTTCTGCTGCGATTCCCGCAGTTATAGACTGGTTCAAAGGTCTTCCTGGAATGATTCTTGGTGGTATTGGCGACATTGCTTCCTTGTTCCTAGATATTGGCGGCAACATAATCACTGGTCTGAAGGATGGGGCTATTGCAGCATGGAATGCGGCGGTAAGTTGGTTCCAAGATCTTCCTCAGCTTATCAGGACGGCTATTGGTCGACTTCTCGATCTGTTATCAGACATCGGTGAGAACGTCATTAATGGACTGAAGAACGGTGCGACAGCTGCTTGGGACATTGTTGTGAACTGGTTTAAGAGCATTCCTCAGTTGATCAGAACAGCCATTGGTCGACTTCTCGATCTGTTGTCAGACATCGGTGAGAACGTTATTAATGGACTGAAGAACGGTGCGAAAGCAGCTTGGGACGTTGTCGTAGGCTGGTTCCAAAGTATTCCACAGCTTATCAGGACAGCTATTGGTGGACTTAGAGAGCTTCTTACCGATATTGGTGGTAACGTCATTAATGGACTGAAGAACGGTGCGACAGATGCTTGGGACGCTGCAGTGGGTTGGTTCCAAAGTATTCCTCAGCTTATCAGGACAGCTATTGGTGGACTTAGAGAGTTGCTAACAGACATCGGTGCAAATGCTATAAGTAGTTTAAGAGATGGTATGACAGGAGCATGGCATCATGTTTCAGGCTGGGTTGGTGATAGAGGACAAGCGATTCGTACTGCTATTGGTAGTCTTAGAGGTCTGCTAACAGACATTGGCGGAAATATTATTCAAAGCCTTTCTGATGGAATAACAAATAAATGGGACAGTGTTAAAGGTACTTTGGGCAGTATTGGTAACGCAGCTAAGAACATATTTAAATCTGTATTAGGAATTGGCTCTCCGTCTAAGGTATTTACACAATATGGCGAATGGATCATGGAAGGTCTCCAAATTGGACTTGACCGAGAATGGGAAAATGTTGAGACTTGGTTGAATAATGTTGATCCAGCAAACGCAATGAAGAATAATCTTACTGAAAGAATGTCCGAAGTAGTTGCTGGTATGGCTAGCCAACTTGAAGACATGGATGAATTCCATCCAACGATCACGCCAGTCTTGGACCTTACACAGATTCAAGCTGGAGCAAAGGCTCTAGCTTCAATGATTCCTTCCACTGCGTCATATTTGCAAGCAGCTGACATCTCTAGACGATTGAGACCAGGAGCAGAAGAAACAACTGCAGACATTACAGGCCAAGGAGACGTTAAGTTCGAACAGAACATCTACGCACCGAAGCAGCTGTCTACTGGTGATATCTATAGACAAACTCGTAATCAGATCATGCTAGCGAAAGAGGAGCTTAAGATTCCATGAGAGTAACAAGCGTTAGCATTCTTTCAGAAGAAGTAGAGGCTATTCGATTTGATCTACGTTCAACGACGGCAAAATCACAATACATAATTCGTAATATTGCCGGACTTGACGCAGATGAGATCATTCCGAAGTTCTATGGGTTCAGCAAGGATGGAACCAAACGGTTCTACGACTTCAAGCTTCGGCAAAGAGAACTTGTACTGAGAATCGTGATGAACCCGAACTACAGGCTTGGCGAGACCAACTCTGATATTCGAGACAACGTCTATAGAGCAATCTCTGCTACGAGGTCTGGGTTGTTGGATCTGGATTTCCATTCAGGTGGATCCACAGTTGCAAGAATCTCAGGCCACATCACCAAGTTCGAAGCTGCATATTTCTCGAATGAACCAGAGCTTCAGATCACGATTCAGTGTAACGACCCTGTGTTCAGAGGAATCACTCCAGTAATACTTGGCCCATCAGACATTCCTGATGCCAACCCGATCATCATCGCCGATGATATTTCTACTGCGCCTCATGGGTTCAGTATGAAGGTGAGCATCACAGGCACACTTGCCGACTTCACGATTCAAGACAAGGCTGCAGATCCAGAATGGGATTTCAAGATCATTCCAGCGACAAGTTTCTTGTCCGGAGACGCTCTATATTTTTCCAGCGAGTTCAATGATCGCTATCTCTATATGATTCGATCAGGAGTTACGACTCACTTGCTTGACAGGATTGAACCGACGTCTGTATGGCCGACTATATTCCCAGGCGGTAGTCAATTCCACTTCAGCGACATCGCATCGTTCGATTGGGACAATATTGAGTTCCATGCAGCGTACTGGGGTGTGTGATAATGGAGCTGTTCAAGTACAATTCAGCCAGTACGTTCCTTGGTGGAGAGGCGATCAATGGCTACGATTCCGTTGCCTGGACAGAACGTTACCGTGAACCTGGTGATTTCGAAATCGTTGCTAAGCTCAGTTCAGGTCTAAGAGATTTCCTTCCAGAGGGAACTCTCATATCTCATACAAAGACTCTGGACGTGATGATGGTTGAGAACCATCAGATCAAAGAAGACACAGATTTAGATCCAACATTAACAATTACTGGAAGGAGTTTTCAGTGTATAGCTGAGCAGAGGATTGTTGGCCAGAACTGGAACTGGGCCTCTCCTCCTGCAAGCTTGGCCGTATCGGCGTATGTTCTAGGAGCAAACTTCACGTGGATTCAAGCTGCTGAATTACTAAACGAGCATCTTGAGACCGGAACAGTAATCATGTCAGGCGATGCTGTGCCATTAGTCAGTGCAGATCACTCTGTTTCAGGAACAGGTGAAAGTGAAGAACGTACGTTGGCTCGTGGAACGGTGTTAAAGCATCTGCTAGAGATTCTCGAGATCGACGATCTCGGCTGTCGTGTTCTTAGAAGGAACAACTTTAGCAGTCTCCCTGGCTCAAACACAGAAACCATATTTCTGATTCATGATGGAGACGACAAACGTAAGAACATCATATTCTCCACCAAGAACGGTGACATTGACTCTGCTGACTACTTGTGGTCAATGAAGAGAATGAAGACATCCGCCTTGGTGACAGGAAAGTTTGTCGAAACGATGGTTCATGGAGCAGAGACTGGGTTAAGTCGTAGAGTAATGCTAGTTGATGGTGGAGACTTGGACGGACATCTGGAAACGATCCCTACAGGTGGAACGTTAACTGCCATACGAGCCCAAATGACAATTAGAGGAAATCAGGCATTGAGTGCTCAGAAACGTCTTGCGTTATCACGCATTGACGTTTCATCAACGCCTACGTACGAATTCCGAAGGGATTATAACATGGGGGACCTAGTCTCCGTTGATAGTAGCTACGGGCCTCTCACTACAACACGTGTCGTTGAACACGTAGAAATCGTGGACGAAATTGGAGAGAGCGCCCACCCAACACTCGAGATTCTCGAGGCTTAAGGAGTATAAATGTCACTTACACAGAAGGTCGAAAAGACCACCGCAGCAAACACAACTACAGAGACAACGGTCATCACCCCAGTGGTGTACGACTGGATCAAGCGATTCGTGCAAGTCATCTTGCCCGCATTCTCAGCGTTATATTTGGGTATGGCTCAATTGTACGACTGGTCTTCGCCTGAAAAGGTTGTCGGCACAGTTGCGCTGATCACCACCTTCCTTGGCGTGTCTCTGAACATCAGCTCTGGTCGATACGTTCAGTCTGATGCTGGAACAGTTGGCGAATTCGTCGTCAACGAAGATGGTGGAGGGGCAGCTGGTTATCGACTCGTTCTAAACGAGAATCCAGAAGACTTGGCCAACCAGGAACGCATTACCTTCAAGGTGAACAAGAACCAATCGTAGTCGCAGCAATAACATTGCTTATAATGAGAAACACTACGAAGGGAAATCAATGTTCGGTATATTCCGAAAAGATGAACCGACCATCTACGACGAACCGATTAACAAAGTTCTAGCGTCGATGCAGACGTATGACACAGTTGATGGCGAATTCATCACGCTGGTGGAACATCTGGAAAGGTTGACCAAGCTGAAAGCTGAAAAGCAGAAGAGCAAGGTCGACCCGAACACGATGGCCATCGTCGTGGGGAACTTAGCCGGGATACTGGTCATTGTCGCATACGAGCAGAAGCATGTCATGACGTCGAAGGCGATGAGCTTCATCTTGAAGGCAAAATAGCCGTGCACATCATCCCCCTGATGTGACGAAGAGCAGAGAGTCTGCATAGGAGAAACATTCCTGTGCAGGCTTTCTGTTTTCTTCTCGCACGATTTACACCGGTTATAATAGGACTACTACAAAGGAGTAATCATGATGTCATTCGACACTTTCATGAGCATGACCCCAGCGATCTTCCATCTGGAACAGGATGAGAAGGCCGCACTGGAGCGTGCAAATGAAGACGAAGCACGTGAAGAACTGGAAAACAAGTAATAAAGTCAAAGGGCCTAACACGCCCTTTGGTTTTGTCGCAAAACCTACAAACCTTATAAAATTTTCACCGCTTTTGTAAAAACACCCCTCTAGATTGCCGTCTAAGCGACGAAAAGGGTGTAAATGATATATTCACCCCAGAAAAGGGGGGTAAACGTCTCAGAACGCACTACAAGGGCCTCTCCGTTAAAATGCCTGTTTTTAGGGTAAAAAATTCCCGGGGGGAAGTTCCTAAAAAGCTTTTCGCATATTCTACAGGGCTTATAATAGGA